TTATACTAAAATTTCTTCTATTTTAGTCAATTATTTTTAATAATTTTTTATTTTTTTGAATTTTAAAATCTATACTTTCCTAATTAATAAAAAAGCTTCAACAGCTTTATATATTTTTGTGTTATTTCCAAATTTTTCAGCTACTTCCTCTAAAGAAGTACAATATGCAAAATCTACATTTTTTTCATTTGTAACAATAAGAGTTTTATTTAAGTCAGCTACTGTTAGAGCAATTTCTTTATCAACTACAATTTTCACTGGTTCTCTATAATCCATTACTTTCCTCCTTTATAACTACTTTATGATTATTCGCAATAAGTTCTATTGTCTCTGCAATTTCAATTTTTCTTTCTTCAGTTAAATTCATATATTCAAAAGTGACATCAAAAGATGCTCTTCTTTCATATTTGTTTTGTATCTCTTCTCTTAAATTAGTTATTTTAGAAAATTTAACTATTCCTACATCTATATATCTCCACTCTTTTCGAAGATTAAATATTATTAGTTCGAAAAGCCTTTGAGCTTTTAAAAAGTTACCTGCTAAACCATTTTCATACATATCAAATTGAATTGTAGCTATTTCTCTATATCTTCTTTTCTCTAAATTAGTATTATCTTCAGCATTATATTCTCTTTTAGAATAACCAAAAAAATCTTTAGTTTCTTTAGAAATAACACAATAAGTTGCATAAGGCTTCTTAGGTGGATTCTTTTCTGAATAAGCTGGAATAATAGGAATTTTTGAAATAGAATTAAGAAGTTTTATTATTTCTTCAATCATCTTTATCACTCCGTCTTAAAATATAAAACTTGAGATCTGCTACATAAGAATAATCTGCCTTTTGAATAATTTTCCATTCAACTTCATTTATAATAACAATATCTCCTAAATTTAAGTTTTCTTTTGTCCTAAAATCCATATCCTCTAAAGTCAAAGCTCCTTGAGGATAATTCTTTAATTCATTTAAAGAAAGTGGCATATACACTGCTTTTATTATCTTTTCAACTGGCTCTTCTTCAACATACTCACCTTTTATCCATTGCCCTTCTTTTAACACTTTTACTCTGACATTTGTAAGAAGATGAAAAGGAATATATACATTTGTCATTTCTATACCCCCTTAAACTTACTTAGATATATTATTTTTCCTGTTTTTGAAATAATTTGATATCTAATAGCTTTTATTAAAAATCTATCTTCTATTAAAGTTTTATTATTATTACTCCCTCTTTTTAATTTTTCTTTAAGAGTTTTAGGATCTAAAGGAACTGCCCAAGAAGTAGCAGTTGCTATACTTTGGATAATAATTCCTCTCATATACTCTCCTAATTGCATCAAAGCTTGTCTCCCTGTTATTTTTCCTTCAAGTACCTCATTTGTTTTAGCTTCTATATATTTTTCAATAGTTCTAGAATTTTTTTCTATTGCATTTCTCATAAAAGGACGTGGTGGGATGTGTTTAGTTCCAAACTCATTATAAACGGCATATTCAAGTATAGTTGTTTTAGAATCGTCTCCCTTTAGATCTTTATCTATACCTAATATTCCAACCTCTACCATATGTAATGCCATATAATCTAACTCGTTCATTATATCTACTAAATTACTCATACCCTTACTCCAAATAGATCTATTATTCCTCTTCTAAAATTTTCAGATTGTTGTACTTTATCAAAATAACTGTATGAAATATCTTTCAAACTAAAACTTTTTAACCCACTCTCATTTGCAATAGACTCTTTTATAGAAGAAAAAATAAACATTTGAATATCATATGGAAGATATTCATAACCTGCTGTATAAGTTACTTCTAAAAATTCAGATTGACAAAGTGGAGCTGTTAAAATCAACCTATGCTTTTCTTGTCTATAAGATACCTCTTGATTTCGCCACAGAGCTTTCGATATACGTTCGACAGGCTTCCTATTAAGATATACGACATTCGTATCAACTCCTTGAATAAACTCTGTTTTTTCGCATTTTACAAGCTCATACCCTATTATTCTTTCTATTCTTGAAATTATGCCATCTACATAAACTTTTAATAGTTGTTCATCAGTTATTCCTGTTAGTTCTTTTGCTATTTCTTTATCATAAAAATTTTCAGGTCTTTCCATTTTTTCTCCTTATTTATAGTGAGGGGAGAGGGAGAAAACTCCCTCTTTTATTTTAAGATGCTTTATTTTTTACAATTTTAAAGTTTTCAGGAAGTACCACTCCAAATCCAAGTCCTTTTTCCATGTAGTATGCAGTCCATCCTTTACCTGTAATTTGGTCCTTAATATTTATATTCATTTTAGGGTTAGTTATTCCAAGCATTCCACCTTTAAAATCTCCAAGTACTAAGAATGGTTCTCCCTTACCTGCTTCAGCAATTGTTTTTAATCCTGAATTTGCAGAGTCTATAATAACAACAGGTCTTGAAAGTAGTTTTCTTTCTCCACCATTTTTTAAATCTATTAATTGTAATCTTCCATCTTTATCTTTTAATAAAGTTAAAGATGTCCATGTTTCTCTTCTCATATACCATTTAGCTTTTGATGAAATTTCATCTCTTGTATTCCCAAAAAGAGTTATAAGAGCATCTACTTTTCCTGCATCATCTAATGTTGCTAAATCCCATTCCACTGTTGCAATTCCCTCTTCTTTTAAAATTCCCTTTGGTTGTTTTGTTCCTGTTCCACTAAACATAGTGTTTGCTATTTTCAATCCCCAAGCATACTCTACTCTATCCATTAAGAAAGCAACATATCCAACATAGTTAGATGCCATTAATTTATTTGAAATTTTTGGTAGTGCATATATTTGGTGCATTGCTATATTTACATCTTTTAATTTAACTCCATCTGTCTCTTCTCTTGCATCTTCTTCCCCTACCCAAGCTATTTCAGGCAGTCCTATTTCTTCTCTATCAAGATCAAGTGAGTTATCTGTAATACTAATTATATTCAAATCAGCTACTACTGGATTCACTTCTTGTAATCTTTTAAAAATTCCTAAGAGTTGATGTGCTTTTACTGCTGCTTTTGTTCCTTCACCTGTTGTTGTTGCTGGTGTTGCAAATTTTAATGTTGTTTCTGGAGTTATTTGTAATAACTTTCCTCCATTTTCAGTAATAGTATTAAAAGCTGCCATAAATTCGTCTGCAAATGAAACTTGTGCTTCAGTTGGTTTAAAATCTGCTTTTAATCCTTTAATTACATTGTTAATCTCATTAAATTGCTCATTAAAAGCCTCTTTTACTTCTTCAGTAAGAGTTTCTTTTATAGCTGAAAATTGTTGTTCCAATGTTGAAATTTTCCCTGGTAATGCTTTTATCTCTTCATCTTGTTGTGCTGAAAAAATTTCCTTTTGCATAGCTGCTATCAGTGATGCTATAAATGTTTGTTGTTCTTGTGGTGTCATTTTTCTCTCTCCTTCATCATTAAATATTTTAGTTATTTTACTTCCTTGTACTGCTCCTTTAGGCGTAATAGATCCTTCATAAGCATTGAATTTTTTTATCTCATAAACCCAACTTTTTTCCCCATTTTCTGTTATTTCTTTGCTCTCTCCATCCTCTATTATTCCACCAGCAGAAAGTTCAAATTTAGCTCCTTGATTTTTCATCAGATCATAAAGAGCATAAGCTTCTTTGTTAATAACATTTCCATTCTGATCAGTTGTAAGTTGCAAATAAGCCTCTATTTTAAATCCTTCATCTGATTCTACTCCCTTACATGTTCCAACAGGAATTTGATTTCCTCTATGGTTATATAAAAGGAGCATTGTTTTATTTTCATTTATTTTCATACTACCTTTAGTAAATTTATAATAACCATGTGCCAAATTTTTATGGTTATAATTTACTAATAAGCCTTCAAAACAACCTTTTTTATCTTCTTTTTCTTTAAACTCTTCAAAACCTACAGAAAAATTAATATTTTTATTCTTTAGTTCATTATCCTTTCCCATCTCTCCTCCTATCTATAGATTTGTAAGCAACTACATCTAACAACTTCAGATGCTGGTAAATTAGCATCATGTGGATATTCAGCATATATTCCATTACCTAAATCCCACTTTTCTTCTATTGGTATCCATTTACCATTCAAAGCTTTATGATTTTCTCTATCTACCTTTTTCCCTCCAATATGTATCCAACCCTTTTCTTTCATTCCAGAACTTGTAGAAGTTTTATAAGATACTGTATTAATTGAAGTTGATGTTTCTGTTCTTGCTATTGTACTTGCTCTATATTCACTCATATTTTCAACTGAGGACATTATTTCTTTTACTAAATCTTTATGTGACCAACCCTCTCTTTGAGCTTGGACAATAATTTTATTAAGTTTATCTTTAGTTGTATTAGCCATAATTTTAGCTTTTTTCAAAGCATTTTTTCTATTAAAATCCTCTAAAAGATAATCTCGAATCCCTTTTATAATCTTCTCTGAAAGCTTTTTGTTATAAGCATTTTTAAAAGTTCCTATTATTTCATCAAAGTTATATAAATAAATTATTTCTAAAACATCTTTAAATTTTTCTTGAAGATATTTATAATCAATATCAATAACTACTTTTACTTCATCAGCAAATTTATCCCCATTATCTTTTTTTATCTTTTCTGCAAAATCAATAAAAACTTTCTTTACTCTCTTCCTATTTCTAACTGATAATTTTTTCTCAAGATTTTTAAAAAGTTTAATCTGTTTTCTATACTTTTTCATTAAATATCATCTTCTTTTTCTTCAGATATATTAGGAGATTCTAACACTTCATCAAGAGTAATATCACCAGCACTAACTAATACTACCTCTCCTTTTTCTCCTAGATCCTCTAACTCTATATCAGTCATTTTTGAAAGAAATTTTCTATATTCATTAATTGTTACTCTATTTTTTATAGGCTCAAGTTTTTGTATAACTTCACTTATATCTTCTTTTAGTTCATCTATACCTGTAAGATCATAATCTATGAACTCACCATTTTTTAAATAATCTCTCAAAAGATAATTAAGCCAACCTTTTAAATTATTAAAGAAAGGAATTACCTCATCTTTATATAGTTCTTTTTTAGCATGTTTTCTATTTTGATATGTAGATTCCCCTCCGCCTACAAGCTCTGCTGGAACTCCAGTAGCAATAGCTGTTCTTTCATATGCTTTTTGTTCCCCTGCATTCCAATCAGTATCAATAGGAGCTCTTGAAGTATCTTGATATTTTAATCCTGATCCAAGTACTAAAGGTTTTCCAGCATGATTTGCTCCTCCATTACTTGCAGTATATTTATCAGATATCTCTTTTCTATCTTCCTTATCTACAAAACCTTCAGTAGATAATATCCCACCTGGTTTCCCCAAGTTTTTAGCTAAACTCCAGTTCCATTCCCAAGCTTTTTTTACATAAGCTCCCCAAATAGCAAAAGCATTCTGCTTACTATATCCTGTAGTTACTCCTACTCCTGAAATTCCATCCTTTACATTTGAATAATTTGGACTTCTTATCCACATAAAATTCTCTAATTCTTCTCCAGTAATATTTCTATGAGGATTCAAAATCTCTATTCTTGAAATCTCATTACCTGTATAATGAACTGTAAAATTTGATGGATTGTGAATATATAAGTCAGGACAATAATTGGAAAGCCCTTTTATTAACTCCAGTAAGACTCCATTATCATATCCCTCATACCACACAAGAAAGTAATCTATGAAGTCATTAAAAGAAGTATTTTTATTTATCATCTTAAAAAGAGGAGAAAGGGTATGTGTTTTCACCTCTTCTTTTCCATCTTTTATATCTTTATAAATAGAAAACTCTATATTTTGACAGGCTTTTATTTTCTTTTTAATTGCTATCATAAAAGCTTCCTGTTGTGTTATAGTTGCCATGTACTCTTCTCTATCAAAGGGAGATTCACCACCATACACAATAGAACACATCTTTTTTGCCAACCATTGTTTTATAAAGTTCATTTTATGTCTCCTAAAATTTAATATACATATTTTCCTTTTTTCATATCTCTTTCAAAAGCATATCTAGTAGCATCAATAGTATGGTTATTTTTATCTTCCAATCTTGGTAAAGGATTTCCATCTCTATCAGTTGCATAATCTATCATTTGAAACTCTTTTGCTATATTTGGAGTTCTCTCAGGATCAATTACAATAGCTTCTAAATCTCCTAACCATTTCTCTCCATATTCAACAGATCCTTTTCCTTTTGATGCTCCCCAAGCAGATAACTCATATTCTCTTAAATCATCTATTGACTTTGGTTCTGCACTATCACAAGTTATTGGTTCATCATATTCTTTACTTAAAATATATTCAGCTACATTTTTATTACTTCTCTTGACTCCATAATATTCATCAAGGGCATAAATAATTTTTTTCTTTTTAGAATACCCCCATCTTACAAAAGCCACAGGGTCAACTCCATATCCCCAGTCAATCCCTTGTCTAACAATAGCAATATTATTTATATCTTCCTTTGTTATTGGTCTTATTTGAAGATTTGGGAAAGGAATAATACCATTTCCTATTGCTTCTCCTAAAAATTCATGTCTATATTTAAGTTCATTTCTTCTTTTAGTGTTTTCTGCATCTTCTAAAAATTCATCAGAAATATGAGGGTTTTCCAAATATGTAGAATGATGAACATAGGTATTATCATCAACACTACCAAAACTATATTTTTTATTTACCCAATTCAATTTACTTTGAGGTGGGTTATATGAGAAGAAACCTTTATATTTCAAGCCTTCTTTTAATTTTCCCCTTAAAATAGATTTAATAACTGTTTCAACTTCTGCTTCTGTTTTAAATTCAGCAAGTTCTTCAAACCAAAAATATATAATTGGAAAATCTGCTGTTTTTATAGACTTACTCTTTTGTGGATCATCAACTCCCAAGAAGATAAATTTATTTCCTCTTTCCACATAAATTATTTCTAAGGGACTTGATTTAAATCTAAAATACTCCTCTGCTCCTAAAAATTGAATTGCCCATTTGATTTGCTCATAAACAGATTTACTCAATGTCTCTCCTACTTTTCTAAAGCAAACAGCATTTACAGGCTCAAGTATAATACTTAATACCAACATTAAAGCTATATGAGATGATTTAGCAGAACCCCTTCCACCTTTAAAAACATATCTAGTATATTGTGATGTTTTCCAAAGAATCCATGCTTCATGGAAGTTCTTGTTCATCAACTGTGACAGTCTTTTTTGTGGTCTTTTTAAGATTTTCATAAGTGATGTCATCTATAATCAGCACTCCTCTAACTTCCTCTTCTGTTTGTTTATCAAGATCTTCTTTCTCTTTTCTTTGTCCTAAACTTTCTAAAACCTTTGATACTTTTAAAAGAGCATCTGCAGTTTTAGGATCTAGTAACTTATCAGGATTTTCTGAAATCTCTATAAGTAGTTTTTTATGTGATTCATCTATAATTCCAGCCATATCTCCAGCATCAAAACTAGCCATCTTTTTACTTTCTTTAAAGCCTAACTCATCATTACTTATCCAACGATAAATTGTACTTTTTCCTATATTTAATATCTTTGCTATTTCTATTGCTGATTTTCCCTGTGCATATAAAGACTTTGCTTTTCTTTGCTCTAATGTAAGTTCCATTATTTCCACCTCGCATACTTTATACCCTTTTTTCTAAATATTTTTTTGGATATTTGGGAAACTTTGGAATTATACATAAATAAAAAAAGCTGAGTAACATTTTAAAAAAAATGTTTTACTCAGCTCTCTTTTTTGTATAATATAGTCACCACAACAATTTATACAAAGGAGACAT